TTACTAAGGACAAAATATGGCAATTGATAAAGCACTAGGGCAAGCCCCGATGGGACTAGATCTCGAAGAGATGATGGATGAGCCTGCTATTGAGATAGAGATTGAAGACCCGGAGGCCGTGCGTATTGGAATTGATGGTCAGCCAATATTAGAGATTGAAGCAGAAGAAGTTGATGACGACTTTAACGCCAACCTCGCCGAAGAGATGGACGAGAGCGAGTTAGCAGAAGTATGTAACAACTTACTTGGCGAGTTTGAAGAAGACCTATCCAGCCGCAAAGACTGGATGCAGACTTATGTAGACGGCCTAGAGTTACTGGGATTAAAGATTGAAGACCGGACAGAACCTTGGCCGGGTGCCTGTGGTGTTTACCATCCCCTCCTCTCAGAAGCCCTAGTTAAGTTTCAGGCCGAGACGATCATGGAGACCTTCCCATCATCTGGGCCGGTTAAGACACAGATCATAGGAAAAGAGACTGCCGAGAAGAAAGAAGCGGCCGTCCGTGTCAAGGATGACATGAACTACCAGTTAACCGAAGTCATGGTCGAGTACCGGCCAGAGCACGAGCGTATGTTGTGGGGCTTGGGGTTAGCAGGTAATGCGTTTAAGAAAGTTTATTTCGACCCCAGCCTAGATCGTCAGGTATCTCTGTTCGTTCCGGCCGAAGATGTTGTGGTTCCCTATGGCGCCTCAAACATCCAGACCTCCCAGCGTGTAACCCATGTAATGCGTAAGACGGAAAACGAACTACGCAGGCTACAGGTTGCTGGCTTTTATCGTGACATAGACCTTGGTGATCCAGTTGATTCATTCGATGAGGTTGAAAAGAAGATCGCTGAGAAGATGGGATTTAGTGCCTCATCCGACGATCGGTACAAGATCCTTGAGATGCACGTTGACATCGATCTGTCCGGGTACGAGGACAAAGACGAAGATGGGGAGCCGACGGGCATTGCTTTGCCTTACGTTGTTACTATCGAAAAAGGCACCCAGAACGTCTTAGCCATCCGACGCAATTGGAATCCAGACGATGAACTTAAACAGAAGAGAAATCATTTCGTACATTACTCGTATATTCCGGGCTTTGGTTTTTATGCTTTTGGTCTTATCCACCTTATCGGTGCTTTTGCTAAGTCTGGCACTTCTATTATTCGTCAACTTGTTGATGCGGGAACCCTGTCAAATCTGCCCGGTGGATTCAAAACCAAAGGTCTTAGAGTTAAGGGCGATGACACACCAATCGCACCGGCAGAGTTTAGAGACGTAGACGTAGCCTCAGGTACGATCAAAGACAACATCATGACGCTCCCCTATAAGGAGCCGAGTCAGGTGTTGTATACCCTCTTGGGCACCATAGTTGAAGAAGGTCGTAGATTCGCTAGTGCAGCGGATCTGAAGGTATCCGACATGAGTGCTCAGTCCCCTGTTGGGACGACGCTGGCAATCCTAGAGCGCACGCTTAAGGTGATGTCAGCCGTTCAGGCGCGTATTCACTATGCGATGAAGCAGGAATTCAAACTCCTGAAAAACATCATCCGTGACTACACCCCAGAAGAGTATGCATATGAGCCGGTAGAAGGGCCACCCCGGGCTAAACAGTCAGACTACGACGATGTAGACGTAATCCCTGTTTCAGATCCCAATGCGGCAACCATGTCGCAGAAGGTTGTCCAGTATCAGGCGGTCATGCAGTTGGCCGCCACCGCACCGCAACTCTATGATCTGCCATATCTACACCGGCAGATGCTTGAGGTCTTGGGTATTAGGAACGCAGCCAAGTTGGTTCCGATGCCAGATGACCAAAAGCCAAGAGATCCAGTTTCAGAGAATATGGACGTGATTAAGAATAAGCCACTCAAGGCTTTTGCTTACCAAGATCACCAAGCCCATATCACAACCCACCAGACATTTATGCAGGATCCAATGACTGCACAGATGATTGGACAAAACCCGATGGCAAATCAAATGATGGCCGCATTGCAGGCCCACATTGCCGAGCACTTTGGGTATATGTATCGCCAGCAGATCGAGCAACAGGTTGGAGCGCCGATACCAGCGTTTGACGAGGATGACGAACAGATCCCACAAGATATTGAGTTCGCACTATCCCGTCTGGTAGCCCAAGCATCCCAGCAATTGCTCCAACAAAACCAAGCCACCGCTGCACAACAGCAGGCACAACAGCAAGCGCAAGACCCCATCATTCAGATGCAGATGCAGGAACTTCAACTTAAGGGCCAAGACCTACAGCGCAAGGCACTTAAAGACAAGACGGACGCAACACTTAAGGCACAGCAGCAAGACATCGAGCGCCAGCGAATTCAATCACAAGAGAAGATCGCTGAGGCTAATGTAATGGTCAAAGCCGCTGCCGAAGATGAGAAATTAAATTCTAAAAAGTCTGAAGCCATAATCAAAGCAGTGGCAGAGGACGAAAGAATCAAACTGGAGAGGGACAAAGAACTTCTTCGGCTTCGTAGTAAATCCTAACCATAAGGAGAGTAAATGAGCAGTGACTTACTTAAGTATCTCTCAGACAAGATACGAGAGGAAATGAAGGTAATCGAGCAGGACACGGTTTTAGGTAATGCCAAGGATTTTGGAGCCTACCAATACGGCTGCGGAATCTATCGTGGACTTCTGATCGCAAACAATATTCTTATAGAAACAGCAGAAAGGATGGAAAACAACGATGACTGAACTTGCCATCGCAACGGAAGAAGGTGAAGTAAGTACTCTGCCAGACACAGACGAACGCAAAGCCAAGCAGTTACCGGATCCTTCGGGATACCGCATTTTGTGTGCAATTCCTGAGATTGACGATACCTACGAAAGCGGTCTTATCAAATCAGACTTGACGTTGCAGCACGAAGAACTTCTCACAACAGTTTTGTTTGTAGCCAAGATGGGGCCGGATTGCTATAAGGATCCAGCACGTTTCCCAACTGGCCCGTGGTGCAAGGTAGGGGACTTTATTCTCGTGCGCCCCCACGCAGGTACTCGGCTCAAGATTCATGGCCGGGAATTCCGAATCATCAACGACGATTCCGTGGAGGGTGTAGTTGAAGACCCCCGTGGCATCTCTCGCAAATAGGAGTAAGAAATGCCCTTACCTAAAGAAGCAGAAGGAAAACCCGACTTCGAATTTGAAGTTGAAGAAGATCAGGGTAAACCCCTAGAAAATAGTGGAAAACCTGATATTGACATAGAAGTTCAGGACGACACCCCAGAGGAAGACCGAGGCAGGACGCCACTTCCAAAGGAGATAGTCCAAGAATTAGACGCAGACGAGTTAGAAGAGTATTCCGACAAGGTAAAGACTCGCCTGAAGCAGATGAAAAAGGTCTGGCACGATGAGCGTCGGGCTAAAGACGAGGCTGCAAGGGAGCGGGAAGAGGCTTTGGCCTTTGCCAGAAACGCCCTTGAAGAGAATAGGCGTCTGAAATCTAGGCTGACTGAGGGGGAGAAATCCTTTATAGACACGGCCAAAGGCGCAGCCGAACTTGAGATGGAGATGGCTAAACGAGCCTATAAAGAGGCTTATGACGCCGGGGATTCTGATAAGTTAGTAGAGGCTCAGGAGCAGTTGTCCACAGTCAACTACAAACTCCAGCAGATTAAAAATTACAGACCCCCTTTACAAACTCAAGAAATTCCTGTAAATAGTCCCCAAGAGCAAATCCCTAGACCGGATCCAAAAGCGAGTTCGTGGCAAGAGCGGAATCCTTGGTTCGGTAGAGACAGGCTTATGACCAGTTTGGCTTTAGGTCTGCATGAGGACTTGGTTGCACAAAACGGTCAGGCGTATGCGACGACTGACGAGTATTACCAGCGTATTGACAAAACAATACGCGATAAATTTCCCGAGAATTTTGGGGATGAAGTTAAAACGACTAACGGGGGCGGCAAGCCCGTTACGCGCACCGATCGACCTGCCACAGTAGTTGCTCCGGCATCGCGTAGCACATCCTCCAAAAAGATAGTGCTTAAGCAATCGCAGTTAATGATTGCTAAGAAATTGGGTTTAACCCCCGAGCAGTATGCCCGGGAATTTGCGAAGACACAGGAGAACTAACATGGCAGAAAACAGACTTGCACGCGAACTTGAAAAACGATCCGACGTAGAACGTCCACAGGCTTGGGCACCCGCCTCCGCACTACCGGAGCCGGATAAGCAGCCGGGGTATTCATATCGCTGGATTCGAGTTGCCTCACAGGGACAGTCCGATGCTAAGAACGTATCCTCAAAGATGCGTGAAGGCTGGGAGCCTGTTCGGATTGAAGAGCAGCCTAAGTTCCAGATGTTAACGGATCCCAATAGTCGCTTTAAGGACAATATTGAGGTTGCCGGATTGTTACTCTGCAAGATCCCTACTGAATTTATGGAGCAGCGTAAGCAGCACTACGCCAAGGCCACTAGAGACAATATGGATGCTGTAGATAACACGTTTATGAGAGAGAATGATAGTCGGATGCCCCTCTTTAAAGAGAAAAGGTCTACGACTTCGTTCGGTAAAGGTAAATAACTTTTTAACGAGGTTTAAAAATGGCATATCCCACCGTATCAGGCCCTTACGGGCTTATTCCGATCAATTTGATCGGCGGTCAGGTGTTTGCTGGTGCTACTCGTCAGATCCCCATCGGGTCAGGTGAAACAACCGCTATTTTCTTTGGCGACGTTGTCAACTTGAACGCCGACGGTAATGTGACGAAACTAACCA